AACTGACTGCACAAATATTCGTGACATTTTTAAGTTAATTGAATGTCAAACTCCGGGATTTCGTAAATATTTAATTGAAGCAAGTGAAGCAGATGTTTCATATGAGATTCAAAGAGGAGAAGAACTTCTTGAATCTGTAGATGAACTTTTACTTAGTTTAAATAATGAAGATATAATTATTACTGAAGTTCCCTCTGGCTCAAAAACGGGTGCTGGAAAACTTATTTCAGCTATTGGTATTACACTGTTATTACTATTTCCTCCAACTTCTGGTATCGGTACTGCTTTAGGTGCAAAAATAGTAGGAGACGTAACAGTAGGAACTGTTCTAGCAAGTATAGCAGCAAATCTTGCACTAACCGGAATAAATCAACTACTTGCGCCGGGCCCAGAGGTAGATACGGCAGAAGAAAACAAAGGGTATTTATTTAGTGGGCCTATAAATAATATTGCACAAGGTATGCCCGTACCCTTAGCTTATGGAGAATTAGTGATTGGAGGATCTCCTATTAGTGTAAATTATGAAACTCGTCCAATTAAATTTGGAACCTATACAAGTGATACTTCTGATGATGGTAAAATGCCTTATAATATAAGTGCAGGAAATATTCCAATTCCTCCCCCAGATACTGCACCGAGTAATCCTGGAATAGACACTTATCCCCTACCCAGAGTTCCACAAATAGATCTTGATGATTTTATTATACCGATAGAAGGCCCTGTATTTTCCGAGGCATAAAAGAGAAAAATAATATGAGTAATTATAGCAGACTTGGACCGCAAGATGACCCAGAAAAGGTTTCAGGGAGTATTGCAAATAACGAAAAACAATATGGAGTTGTTTTTGATTTACTTGCTGCTGGAGAAATAAATGGTCTTGTGGGAGGTCTTTCTGGAGTTTATTTTAATGATACTCCTATAATTGATCATGCAAAATATGAACAACTTCGCCTCCGAACAGCTTCAGGCGTATCCATAAATGGTAGTTCCAATACGATAACTTCTACAGGACTTTTCGATGGAGTAAATCTGAGTGACGGCGAAAGATTCGTACAAATGTTGGGAACAGGAGGAGGAGCCAGCCCGGGCTGTATTACTACAAGTCTTGGCAGTGCGGCAGTGGTAGGCACTCAAAATGTCACAATATCTTCTTCTTCTTTTATATCCGGAACTCATGATAAAAATTTCAACGGTGTTACTACTCCTTTTTTAAGTGATCATGTAGGATATAAAATAAGAATAACAGGAGCGGGGCTAGACGGTAGCCAATATAGGGGTATAATACAAAATGTTGTAAGTGCTACAGAGGCTACTATATTTCCTCCACTCCCTACCGGGGTGTCTTCTGGGGCAACTGTATTTATTGATAACTTTTTTAAAGTTAGTTCTATTTCAAATGCGAATCAAGCAGTTTTAACAGGCTTTACTCCTAGCTCTAATTTTACTAATTCAACCATAATTCTTTCTGCAGCAACTACTTTTTATGACGATAAGAGTCAAGCTGTAAACTATGATAATTCTTATATTGATGTTAGAAATGGTACTCGTTATCAAGTACCTGTAGAAGCAGGAATGACTTATTCGGCACCTTCTGCCTCATATATGATTGCTCCAAATACCAGCTTAACTTGGTTTGCTGGAACTGGGGGTAAAACTTTGTCTCCTAGTAACGCTACAGCAAGTGCAACTTTTATTACTCCAAGTCAGTTTAACTTTGCTCAAAATGTAAAAAATGAGATTGATAGAATAAATGTAACTATAGCTTTTCCTTCAGGGTTAAGATATATCAGTCCTAAAGGAAATGATGGACCAGGAGCTGTAGAGTTTCAAGTAATATTACACTATAAGACTAATTCATCTGAATCTACTTTTAATACCGAACTTATTTTCGGAAAAAATTATGGAGGAACAGATTTTATAGATGGATTACACCAAGCTTCCTCTTCATCCACTACTAAAACAAATACATATAGTTGGATTACAGCAGGCGCAAATTTTGATCATCAAGATAAAATTGATGATTATTTTAGTGGATATGGAACCAATATATCAAGAAGGGGCAGTGGTACAGTAGTTAGAAGGGGGCAGACGGCTTCTTTTGTACATGAATTTCCCGTTATTTTATCTGACTTACAGCCCTTACATGACTGGAAAATAGAGATAAGAAGAGTTACTCCTGATAACTCCAATCATTGGAATCCTGTAGAAATAGATGGAATGGGAGCACAACTTTTTGCTGCGTGCAATATAAAAACTGTAGAAGCACAAATTACAGATAAGTTTAGCTATCCTACTTCGGCTTATGCTGCTGTTTCTTATGCTGCCGAAGATTTTTCCTCCCCACCAAAAAGAGCTTATAGAATTCAAGGACGTAAGATAAAAGTTCCTACAAATTATATTACTCGAGAAGAAGCAGGTTCTGTACAGGCAAAGTATACTAGAAATATAACTAATGGTACAGATACAAATAACTATCAGTCTTGGAATGGTTCTTTTCGAGGGGATCAAAGTCTTGCAATAAATTCTCCAAACTATAAAAAAGTTTATACAAGTAACCCTGCATGGATATTCTATGATATTCTTACTGATAAGGAAAATGGACTAGGAGACTATATACAGGAATCAGATGTAGATAAGTATGCTTTATATCAGATAGCAAGATACTGTGATGAAGCTATTCCAAATGGCAGAGGAGGAACAGAACCTCGTTTTTCTTGTAATGTATATATTTCTTCGCAGTCAGAAGCATATAAAGTATTAAAGGATTTAGCAAGTACTTTTCGGGCAATGATGTATTGGATAGACGGAGAAATCGTTGCAATACAAGATAGTCCCAAAGAACCTGTATATTCTTTTACAACTGCAAATATTGAAAAGGGTATATTTACTTATACGTATACGGGGCAAAGAGCAAGAATAAATCAAATAAATGTAACGTGGAATAATCCTTTAGAGATGTATAGGAAAACTGTTCTTACAGTTGAGGATACACAAAATATTGAAAAAGTAGGAAGAATTATTCCAAATGATATTGTAGCATTTGGGTGTACTTCAGAAGGACAAGCGAGAAGACTTGCAGACTGGCATCTTGCTACCGTTAAGCAAGAAGGAGAGGTTGTAAGTTTTACAACAGGACTTAATGGAGCTTTTTTACGTCCTGGTGATATAGTAAATGTTCAAGATAAACATAGATATGGATTCGAAGCAAGTGGTAGAGTAAGTTCTGGTTCAGGCACCCTAGGGGCGGGAGGAAGCAATCACTTTATTAAATTAGATAGAATAATCTCTGCTCCTGGTGGGGGTAATTTAAATACCTGTAATTTATACTTAATTTATACTGAACCTGCTGTATATCTAGCACAAGATAATGCAACAATTAATAGTATTGCATATGCTAGAGGACAGCTTTTACTAGAAAATGCTTCAGGAGGAGCGTTAGCAACACAAGAGGCTGCAGCAAATCTTGTAGATGACTCTGGTACAGCAGTTATAACACAGTTTTCTCAAGATTCAAGGGTTGAAGTAAAAGAAATTACAACAAATGCTAGTTCAGCAAGTACTTTAGAAGTAAATGGATTATTTTCTTCTACACCTCAACAAGATACAGTATGGGCTATAAGCAGAAAAGATGATGTAAATACAGATGATTTAAAAGAATATCGGATACTTTCTATATCTCAAGCTGAAGAAAATAAATTTGAAATAGCAGCATCATTATACGCAAAAGATAAATTTGATGAAATAGATGCAGATCTTCCTGTAGTTACAAATGACTATATACCTAGGCCTAAAGTATCTGACCCTGTGCCAGCGCCAACGGGACTAGGAATTGAACAACTTCCCTCTTCTACAACTTCAAATGAAGGGACAGGAACGACTGTTTCCGTTGTAGCTTCTTGGTCTGCCCCTGTAGAAAGCTTTACAGATTCAAACGGAACTGTTACCAATATTCCTTATAGATTTTTATCTGGATTTGAAATTCAACACACCTTCCCAATAGGTAATGAAGCGTCGTCATGGACAACCGTTAAAAACATAAATGGTAATGCAACTACTTTTAATTTTTCAAATGTAGATGCAGGTAAATATACTATTCGAGTAAGGGCAGTAAATAGTTTAGGGGTTTATTCTGCTTGGAATGAAGTAACTCGACAGGTCTTTTCGTTACCTCCAGGTACAAGCAGAATCGCAAGAGTTTCACGTGGTGGTTTCTTAACTTTTAGTCCAGAAATAAATGCAATTACAGGACTTATATCTATTGACGCTACAGCATATCGTTATATTCATCCCAGCGGTGAAGAATATATATTTAATCCTGCAAATACTTCAGACCTACAACAAGCTTTTAGTGGGTTACCTGCAGGACAAAGTGCTTTCTGGGTTTTTAATGCAAGTAATACAGCTGATCCTTGGCTAGCTATGCAGTTACACACAGACAGTGTTGCTAGTGATGTTACAGGCAATGCAGCTAATTTTAACTATTTGAAAGAGTTAGGAGCCTCAAATAATGGATTAACCGCAGCAAGTGGAACAGTAAGTGTTGTTTCTGGGAGCACTGAAGTTACGGGTAGTAGTACAGCTTTTACGACGGACTACTATATCGGCGGTTTTATAAAAATAAGTACAAATAGTTCTGTAGGAACAGAAGTTTCAACTTCTGAATATAGAGAAGTAGTTGAAGTTGAAAGTAATACGAAACTTTTTGTCAGAAATTCTTTCACTCGTACATTTTCTTCAAATGCTCATTTTAAGCAAAGCAATAGTATAGAGTTTCAAAAAGATGCTATTCTTGCAGAAGTTACTCGCGCTTCCTCTGGAGCTTCTCCTTATACGGCAGAATTTTATGTGCAAGGAAAAGGCGCCACGGGTTCTGATACAATTAAAACTATTCATATATTTAGAACGGGAACTTTACCTGTAGAAGTACCTGACCCTACTGCAGCGGAAATAGGACGAGATCCTGTGGACGGAGACTATGCAACTATTCACTACACGGATAAAGACGTTGTTTTAGTTTATGATGGAACAGGTTGGGGTGAAGAAGCAGAAGTTATTGACGGAAATTTAATTCGAGAAGGAACTTTACCAGGAGACTCGATAGAAGAAGAAGCGACAGTAGATAAACTCCATAGACTAAAAAATGCTTATGATGCAGTTAGTCAAAGTGCTCCTACTGAAAGAGGACAAATAACTTTTAGAAACAGCGCAGATAATGCAAGTCCAACATCTTGGACAGACGTTTCCTTTATAAAAATAAGCGCTGTAGATAGTGACAATAAAGATAAAAGTCTCAAACTTAATAAAATAACTCAACGTACTCATATTCATATAGTAGAGGATGTTTCTGATGCAGCACAAAACAGCGGAACTGTTCCTTCAAGAGCAGTGTTCAAGGCATCTTCAGATGCAAGTGTATCGACTACAACAATTTCGAGCACTATTACTTCTGCAGGATATAAAAGTGTTTTTGTTTATCTGTCTGCTGCAAATAATAGTATAAAGGTTGGAGATAGCTTCTCTGCAACAGGAATAAGCGGTCTTTTTTCAGTTCCAAAAGTTACTCGAGTACAAATGTCTTCGAGCCCTTACTATGTAGTCTTGAGTACAAGTGTACCTTCCTGGGGAGGAACAAGAGTAGGCACTTTTACAAGAAAACGTCATACTGTTAATGTGGGTAACCCACTTGTAACGGTTGGAACTATAGATTATAGTGCAAATTATATTGTTAAAATTCAAATTCAAGCTCCTTCAGAAGTAACAACAGGAGAGGCTATTGTACAAGGAACAGTTACCGGAGATGCTCTTGCTGCTGCCACAGTAACTGGCGCAAAGATTGCTGGAGCAACTATAGAAGCTACAAATATTGCGAATGCTACTATTACTGGAGGTAAGATAGATTCCGCCACTATTACCGGAAGTAATATGGTTAATGGTACTATTACTGGAGGTAAGATAGATTCCGCCACTATTACCGGAAGTAATATGGTTAATGGTACTATTACTGGTACAAAGATAGATTCCGCCACTATTACTGGAAGTAATATGGTTAATGGTACTATTACTGGTACAAA